ATGAAGAATGTATTAGTAATTGGTTCTACCGGTCAGATTGGATCAGAGTTAACCATGAAGTTGAGAGGTATCTACGGTGGAAACATTGTAGCAGGTTACATCCCCGGACAGGAGCCTAAAGGCGAACTGCTGGAATCAGGACCTTCTGCAATTGTCGACATTACAAACGAACAGCAGATTGCTGAGACTGTGTCCAAATATAAGGTAGATACGATTTATAACTTGGCTGCACTGCTGTCAGCCGTTGCAGAAGCAAAACCGCAGCTTGCCTGGAAAATCGGTATGGGCGGTTTGTTTAACGTATTGGAAGTTGCACGTGAAATGCATTGTGCTGTATTCACTCCGAGTTCAATCGGTGTGTTTGGCAATAACACGCCGAAAGACAAGACTCCGCAGGATACGATCCGTAACCCGCGTACTATGTACGGTGTTACGAAAGTTTCAGGCGAGTTGTTGAGTGACTACTACAACATCCGTTTCGGCGTCGACACCCGTTCCGTACGTTTTCCGGGACTTATCTCCTATGTGACACCTCCGGGTGGTGGTACGACCGACTACGCAGTTGATATCTATTATTCGGCTGCCAAAGGTGAGAAGTTTGTATGTCCGATCAAGCAGGGTACATTCATGGATATGATGTATATGCCGGACGGTCTGCGTGCAGCTATTGAAATTATGGAAGCCGATTCGACGAAGTTCGTTCATCGTAATTCTTTCAACATTGCATCCATGAGCTTTGATCCTGAAATTATCTACAACAACATCAAAAAGTATGTTCCTGACTTCCAGATGGAATATGATGTGGATCCGTTACGTCAGGCTATCGCAGAATCATGGCCTAACTCTTTGGATGACACGTGTGCCCGTGAGGAATGGGGCTGGAAACCGGAATATGATCTGGATTCCATGACTCAGGATATGTTGGCTAAATTGAAAGAACGTTTCAATAAGTAAGAATTAATTTTCCGATCATTAGCAGATCGGTAGGAAAGAGGCGACTGCCCGGTGCGGGCAGTCGCTTTTTTGTTTGGATCGTTTTTATTCAGTATTGTAGGCTGTTTCAATCATAATGTGTCTGTTGCTTGTGCAGGGAATGACTAAGTCAAAAGTGTATGAAAAATTATGTTGTAAAACATGAAATGGTTAAATCAGGTTAAGAGAAAGCTTTTTTTTGTGGAAATATTATGCTGCATAACATAAACTCTCTATATTTGCACTGTGTTTTTCATGGTATTAGATTTAAGGTTAACAATGAAGATTGGCTGTCCGTGATGGATAGCCTTTTTTTGTTTTAACATTTGGCATAAAATGAAATTTTCGTAAGATGCTGATTATTAATTAAGTGAAAAAATGTGGTAAAACAATTTTAAGACGTTTACCACCCAGATTTATCCAAAAACCAAGCCCATGTACCCTGCTATGTAGGTAACTTAGTTGAATTAACATGAACTAAGACGTGGACATAAACAACTAATTAACATGTTTAGTATCAAAGTAAAAGCAAGGCCAATTAAAGGAAGAAGTAAAGAAGTGAGATTGGAATTGGTCTTTTTTAAAACCGGATTTCCTCGTGTTCCGAAGGTTTTTAACATTATTGGAGAGGCAAAACGCTGGGATTCAGCATCCCAATTATTTAAGGGGAATGACTCTCTGACCGCTCAGAAAAACGAATTAATCTTAAAAGAAAAGAAAAAGTATTTAGATGTTGCAGAGCTATGGGAATCCGAAAAAATCAATTGGACTCCTAAAATGTGGTCTCATTGTTTCGATGTTGAGGCAGAAGTTAAGAGTAACGATTCTCCGACAGTATCGGTAGTTGAAGTGATAGACTCAATGATCTTATTATTCAAGACAAAGAGACGTGTCAAGAATGGTGTTGTAGTTACGAGCAGCAATAATGCGGAAAATTATTTGTGGATGAAAAGAGCGTTTATGGAATTTACATTAAGAAAATACTCCAAGAAATTTTCTTCTTTTTATTTTCACCACATAACAGAAAAGTTTCTGAGCGATTTTGTAAATTATACATTGAGACGTGCAAAGCTTAAAAATGCAAATAGTCAAGGTGGTCTTCCTCATAAATTAGGTCTGCTTCGTGCCGTCTTTAGATATGCCTATAAACGTAATATGTATGGCGTTAATCTGGGGGTATTTGATTCGGTACAAGAATACATGCAGGAGAAACAGCCGGAACCAAAAACGATTTCTCCCAAATCCATTGTCCGTATAGAAAACATGAGTAGGAGAGATTTTACTCCTAAAGAATGCTTCTATATTGATTTGTTTCTCTTCAGTTATTATACCGGTGGAATGGCAAACGTGGATGTGTGTCATTTGACGAAAGATTGCATAAAAGAAAATCAGATCATTTATGAGCGCAGAAAAGTGAACAAGAAGGCTACTCCTTTTCTTACAGACAAGGCTCGTATAATCATCAATAAATACAAGGATGAAGCTTTGGGGGATTATGTATTTCCTATTTTCAAAATCAAGCACAATACTGAAGAAAAGAAACACATGAGGGTCAAAGTAATCAGTATGAACGTGAATAAGACACTGAAGAAGGTAAGGGAGAAACTGAAAATAAAGGATGAAATCACCTGGTATTCGGCTCGTGGAACCTTTATCTCGAAAATGATAGACGAGGGATTCCATCCTATGCAAGTAGCCCAGTTTGCCGGAAACAGCCCTGACATGATTTACCGTCATTACTATAAGAATACAGATCCGAAATCAACGCTGGAGAGCTTGAACCGGATATTCTAACAAAAGGAGCCTACCCCTTTAATCGTGTCGAACTTAAGAATAAAAAGAATTGGGGTAGGCTCTGAGGAATGATTTTTGGTTTATGTACTCAATATAACGAACGGTGATTATAAATATTGTAATGTCAATTGTTTTTGGAAATGTAATACAAGTATATTATATTTGTAGTGTAATGTAATACAAAGTAATTATGGAAGCAGTAGTTGGTAGAAAGCAGACTTCTTTTCGGTTAAGAGAAGACTTGTTGAGAAAGATGCAACTTGAAGCTCGTAAAGAGAATAGGAGTTTGAACAATTTTGTAGAAAGCAAGCTGATGGATCTTATGTACTCTCAGCCAAATGAAACGACCCTCAGTGCTATGAAAGAGGCTGAGAGTGGTACGGAACTTGAAACGCTTGATTTGGATAACTTCAAAGATTATGTCAAGTCTTTATGAAAATTCTAAAACAAACGAGTCAATTTAAAAGGGACTTAAAGAAGATCCAGAACAACCCTAAGAAAATCGCAAATTTAGAAGTCGTTCTTAGATTGTTGAGAGAAACAGGAACACTCCCGAAAAAATATAGTCCTCATTTATTGACAGGCAATTATAAGGGATATATGGAGTGTCATGTAGAAAATGACTTTTTGCTGATTTGGATTGATAAGAATGAAGACTTGATAAAACTTATTAGACTGGGCAGTCATTCTGAACTTTTTAAATAAACAAAGCCGTTGGGGAAGAGGTTCTACTTATTTCCAACGGCTTTTTGTATATGGCTTATGTAAGAAAATCAAAATAAAAGCCTACCCCAAAAAGAGATTCTGTTGTATGAATATGATGAATGAAGTTGAGGTAGGCTTACTTAGTGCTCATGAAGTTGTTTTATGTAACGAAATAGACTTGGGTTTATTGTATAGGTTTTGAAATTTAATGCTTGTAAAGCGAGTTTGGGTTATAATCAAAGTGCTCCCAACAGAAGCCCTACAGCCCCCCAAACAAGGTCGTGCCACTCTTCAGTTCCGTTCTTCAACCACTTGTCCCAAACAATCTCTTTCGCAACAAGTATCACCAAAGTAGTTAAGATTGCCGCTTCAACCGGCATAAGGTATTTGAGCATGTCATAAATCAATATTCCGGCAATCAAATGTTGTGCGCCATCCATTCTCATTTTATTGATGCAGAAATCGTCTATCTTCTGCCTGATTCTTTTTAGATAATTCATTTTGATAAAGAATTTAATTGCTGTTGTTTATTTTAAGATATTGCAACCATCCGGAAAACAACGGTCTGTTTTCTATGTAGTTGCAGTTCAGTTCGCAGGAATATGCCTCTTGTTCAAACGACACTTTCTTGTATGCGGTTTTTGAATTTCGACAGATGAGAAGTCTTACAAGCCACTCTATCGCATACCAGATATAAAAGGTAAGAGTCGCTACGATATACCATATAGGCGATATATCAAAAATCAATTGTAGAATTAACACCACACAAGCCGCAACACAGGTCGTTTCTATCCATTGATATGAATGGCAGGTTTCATGGTTCCTGACTCTTTGCGTTATATGCTCCGGAGATAACTTGCTTAATACAAACGGGCCAATTGTGATTGTGTGGCAAGAACTGAATGTCAATAGTATTTTGGCGATTCGGTTGTCGTAATAAAATCTTTTCATACCTGCCAGGGGTTTTTGTATGGATCATAAGATGTCTGGAATGTCGCCATCTGCCAGTCTGTAACCGGCTTGTTATCTTCTGCTATTTTTCGTGGAATCTGAGGGTTGATTCTCAGCTTAGAAGCATCGTTCAGCCACTTCATTGAATCTTCATAATCTCTCATTCTAACAACACTGACGTTATTGGGGGCAATCAGTTTGGTAAGCTCGTACACAGCCAACCGAATCATGTGCTTTTTGAGATTGTAGTTTCTGGGATCGTGTAGTGCAAGATTTTCCCCGATAACCGGACTGTCACTGTTCACGTCTATTTCAGGATAATACACTTGGCCATCATATACAACGTACTCATGTGATGAAAGTTCGTATTCGTTGTACTGAGGATCATAATCGGCAATAGCACCCCAGTTTTCCGATTCCAAAGGGTTTTTATTATTGTCGAACCCCTCCAGTGACATCAAAGTATAATAGGAACCGTCAAATTTTACGACATTCCAAAGCTCGTACTCAATCGGATTCCAGTCTGTATATTCAGCAAGTTTCCATCCGTTTACCATCGGGATTCGTATATTCCCAAATTTCCATCCATTTTCAACAAGACAGATATAAGGCGTATCGTTATATAAGACAATATTACCTTTGTAATAGGTTTTGAACTGGCTGTATCGTTGAAATTCCCGTATCTCGCCTTTCTCATCCACAAACTCTTCCCAGTATTCCACGGAAGAAGGAGCCTTGTATCCGCTGATCGATCTTATTATCTCGTGGATTTTACCATCAAAATAAATATGTGCTCCGATCGGATAAGTTACCTTTCGGTCGTATTCAGCGATATATTTCCCTTTATTCAGTTCTTTTTCAATCTCATAGTTCTCACTCAGATACTCTATGACACTCATTTCTGCGGCTTCCTCGGCTTGAATGAATGTTTCCGGTTCGTTTCTCGTTATCTGGGAAAGGCTGTCTTGCGTGATGATTCCCAGATAATCGCTATTGTTTAAAAATCGTCTGTACATAGATTAATGGTTCGTTAATAGTTAAATCCTTCGTTAATGGTAGCTGTGGAAAGGATGGTCATAGAACCGTCCCCTCTTTTGTATTTCGTCCAGCTATCCCTTAAATAATAGCATAGCAGGTAATCAAGGCAGTCGGACAAGTGGCCGTATTTTTCGTATTTTACGCCTGTTTTAGCGTCTGTAACCTTTGCCTTGCACTTTGTACCATCCTCGTTCTTTAACTGGTAAATAAGGTCTTCTGTGAGCTTCCTGCAACGTAAATCAATCATCAGTTTCCATCCGTCAAATCCCTCGAACACCTCATTGACAAATTCACATCGGGTAACTTGTGGAGGCTGCTTTTTTAAGAGCTTGATCTTAGGTTTCAATACGCCCTTGCCCAGTGTTTCCGTGATGATGGTGTAGTTGTTTGTCCCATCTTCATTTGTGGTTGAACGCTGTAATCCGGCAGGGTCTCCTGTCACGTCCACCCCTCCGATATGTTTTTCCCTATACAATTTCTGTTGTATCTTCCTTGCCAGAGCCGGAGTATTGTTTTCCTTCTTTTCCGGCAATCCCAATATTTCCTCTATGACATATATCTCTTTTTTGTCATAGTTTATCTGAGCCAACAAAGTAGACATTCTGGGTGCGACATTGAAGTCCCAGATGGTAATGATAGGTTTGGTCGGATCGTAGACCTTTTCCTTCAGGTTCGTTATAAGATGTCTGGAACCGTCAAAATTGTGGTAAACGGCCATATCGTTGGCTTCCACGAAATCCCAGTTACCATATAACAAACGCTCCTTTGTGGCTTGGTCACGAATCTTGTTCAATGCCGCCTCGTAAGTCTGCCGGAAAGCGATGTCCGGGTTGTCGAATACGGAGAACGGTATATAAGCCTCTCCCTCCCGGCATTCCACCTTGTCTCCGTTTTCATCCTGTACGAACCGGGAACGTACCCAGTTTGTAGTCGGGTTGGTGCTCATAAACATTCTGGATGTCTTGAATGTCTCGTGTATTCTCCAACGAAGACGGGAAAAAAGCACTTCAACCGCCTTTTCCGAAATCTCCGACACCTCGTCGATCATGGCAATCGTATATTCGGAAGAACCGAATCGCTCGAAGTTCGGGTCAGAAGGCAGATCGACCATTTCCTTCATGATAATGACAGAATCGTTCCAAAAGGTAAGCGTACCTTCCAGATTATTGATTCTGTAGTTCACTTCTTCTTTTAATCCCCAGTTTTTTAGAACCGTCTTGATCGTATTCCAAGTAGATTCCTTCAAAGACTTGATTGTCTTACGTGCCACGACCGCACGGATGTTCTCAAATCTCATGCAGGAAATAATGAGCCAACAGGCTCCCAAAAAACTTTTTCCTCCCTGTGTTAATAAACGTTAAAACTCGCTACATTTTAACCGCTTTCGCTGCTACATGTTTCCATGCAGAATAGACTATATCTTCATCCAGTGCAATATGACTGGAGGCTCCCGTTTCCAATCGCTTGATTGTACTTCCTTTCGGAATAGTCGTTGAACCTTCCGGTTTCCCGGCTTGGCTGCTGATTGCCCTTCTAACCCGTAGTTAGGGTTTCCCAGCAATTAAAGAGCTTGTTTTCTATACATTACTGCATAGGCTGGCAGTGGAAAGAGTTTACCAGCTGCTCCACCACCTAATATCATTTGTGGCAGATTTGTGTTTCCACATGACTCACAAACAGGCTTGTATTGTGGATTCTTTTTTACATCGTATCCGATGAGTTTCTGTGTTATGTGACCGCCACATTTGGGACAATAATCTGGTTGAAGCAATTTCCATAGTTCATATTGCCTTTCTGACGGTCTGAAATCAATTTTAATGTTCTGGGGTGGCCTTAGTTTTGCATAAATTCCCATGTTTAGATATTTGCAGCGGCAACCGTAATGACAGAAACCGCCATGATTATAAGTATGGTGTTTAGAATTATCTTTCTCATAGTCTGGTCTTATATGGAAACAGCACCCAACTTTTTAGGGCTGGATGCTGTTTCGGAAGTGTTCTTATGAAACATGAATTTTAATTTCTCGCTCTTTCTTTAAAATCTCATTCAAGGCATCCGAAGTGGCTCTTGATTCCAGCACCTTGCCTTTTACCTTGTTTTTCCCAACAAGAATGCACCCTGCGCTATCGGTAGCGGTGTTTCCTGAATGTATCAGGATTCCAATAAAATGCGGCACATCATGCAGTCTTGGCAGTACACGTTTGAATCTGGGTGAGTATTCCATTGTGACCTTGTATTCTCCAAATGGGATAGCGGTTTTTGAATAAACCTTTTCCGGGCATTCGCAATTCAATCCTTTAGGCGTGTTCGGACAGTATGCCGGAAGTTCTCTCACCTGGTCTTCCAGAGTATCGCAGAAATATTTTCCGTCAATGTATAAACGCCCGATTGTATAAGTCGCTCCTTTGAAAATTCTTTTCAGTTGCAGTAACATTTTGGTTTCGGTTTAAAAATGAACAATATGTGATTTTGTTTTTAATTAAGAATAGTGGTGTTTGGTAGGGGATGGTTATAAAAAAGAGGCATACCTTTAATTAGGCATACCCCTTTAATGCAAAAGATTCGTTTGTATAGAATTATTTTTTGTTCAGGTCAAAAGACAACTTGATCGGATTTTTCAAGAAGTTTGCTTCGCCCACCATAGCCTCCGTTGCTGTAAGGCTGAATTTTAAATTCTTGTCTTTAACTGCAAATACGCCGTTTTCTTCAGCTTCAATTGACACTGCAACTTTCAGATTCAAATCTACAAAATCAAAAAGCAATTGTTCCGGGGTCAGTTCCAAAGAAATTGAGTCGTTTGTCGCATTCATGGTAGCCTTATAATCAGTAGCATAACTCATAGTTCCGATTTTCTCGATAATACCAGCAGCAGCATCCTTTCCAATGATTTCTTCTACTAATACTCCGTACGGGAACTCGGCAAAAGAAATGCGATCATTTTCCACGCTCAGATTAACTTTTACCGTATCTTGGGCAGAAACCGCATAAGTCATATTTCCTACATATTCACCGTTCACATCCTCTACTGTAGGCAATTGAACATCATCATCATCGTCACAAGAAGTAAATATCAAACCAAATACTGTCAGCATCATCAGCACTGACCATTTCAATGTCTTTTTCATTTTTAATTGCTTTAGAATATTAATAAATAGTTTTCGTAAAGTATGGATGTCGAGTATTTATGAAATGCTGCATGAGTGTCTTATTTTTATATTTCTCGAAAATAAAATATGTATGTCGTAGAAAAAATCTACAATGTTCCACACTTTTGTTTCATAAATACACAGTTCTTAATTGTTGTAAGTAATTATATGTAATTGATTTGTAATTTGTTATATCGTTTTCAGGAAGTTGGCATATTAGTTGTATAAAATTTAGAAAGATTGTTTAGGCATAGGCACTATTTTTTTTATTTTCTTGACACGGATGTTGTTTGCACATCATTTATCGCATTACTTAGGATTAGTAGAGTATTTGTTTTTTCATTTATCAAAAGAGAGGCCGCTTGCGAAGGTGGTCTCTCTTTATTTTTATATTCAGTCAAGCAGATTTGTTTGGTGCTTTGATTATTCTACAAAGCCAGATTTTTGTTGGTTTCAATGAAATTTTAAGTATGGTTTGCTTTAATTAAGGGTAAGTATGTTTGTTTACGTGGGTTTCTCGCTATCTTTGTACAAAACAACAATTCTTTTTAGTGTATTTGTTTTTATTTTGAAATAGTATTTGTTTTTAGGAGCAACCTGTGAAGGTAGCTTCTAAATGTCTTGCAATTAATAAAAACACTTATGGCATAAAAAATTTATTACCCTTTAAGGAGCCACTTGTGAAAGCCGTTCCTTTTTATTTTCGTATTTAAACAGAATATTTCAAATCGGTATATTGTTGGTTTAAATACAAACAGGAAGATATTTTCATTCAGAGTAGGGTTAAATGTTTGTTATATTCATATATTTGTGCATTATTTTCTAATAGGGAGAGATTTTTCATAAAGGCGTTAGCCGAAAAATTCGTTTTTTTCATAACAAAAAAGAGCTATCTGTGAAGAACGCTCTTTTTTGATTTAATTACATCTTTGGTATAAAAAGAGAGGCAGTCAAAACGCTGCCTCTCTCTGTATCAGGTTTTCAGAAACATATCCTCTGACCTTTCTTCTAAGTTCCCTCAGACTTTTGCTGTAAGAGGTCGGAATAATGGAACCGTCATAAATATCTCTTGCGTAATACCGTCCTGTTTCTGCGTTCCGAAAAGGAAAACAATATCCGTTTTCCCAACGCCTGTCCCATATTTGCTGTTCCATATTGGACGGCTTATGACTGGATCAATCGGTTAAGCTGTTCTGCTTGTTTGTCCGCTTTGTTTTTAAGTTCTTGAAGAGCGATATTTTCCACAGACAGGCTTTTGATTTTTGCATCGTTTTCTTCCATTTTCTTTGAAACTCCGCTACTGATATTCTTTAGCTTATTTACCGCATCGGTAAAAAGTTTGGTTGCTTCTGCCAGTTGGCTTGCAAATGACTGAGGTTTTTCGATCTCTTGGGTTTTGGTTCGCCCACTTAATTTTGAAAACATAGTTTTTAGTCTTTGATTTTTATATACTCTGAATATTTGATTTCCACGTATGGATTGTCACTTAAAATAGTCTGGTGTATCGCTTTCACTTTCCATCTCCACCAAAGGAACTTGTGCTTGTATTCGATCCAGAACGCCTGATTAAGAGTAACGGGCAGATTGATTTTCCCCGTCAGCCTGTCGTTCTCAATAATCCCGTTGATTTTCAAATACGGGGTATCCATCCTTACAGCCTTTAAGAAAACTGGAACGGTATCTCTTATCATCACACTGTCCTTTATTTCCGCATCAATGGGAGCGTCCACTTCCACATTGTGTTTCGCTGTCGCTTCCAGATCCTTTATTCTTATCCCCAGTTTCTTTATTTTTTCTTCATCTTCAGCCCTGAACCGTTTGTATTCATCCAAAGACATGGTTAGTGTTTTGATGTCCAGTGCCATCGTTGAAGAATCAGCCTGTATTCGCCGGACTTCCGACATAAGAGCTTCAGTATTGGACTTATAACTGTCTTTTTCTTCGATGAGTCTTTGGCGTGATCTTAGAAGTGAGATTGTGATACCTGAAAGAACAGCGATAATCAAGAAGGAGTATTTATTCATCAGCCTTTGGTATAAACACTCCTTCTTGGGTTATACATCCCACGCAACTGGTAACAAACCCTTCAGGAGCCAGTTGCCAGTTTTTTGCCCATTCCTCCACAACGGTCGTCTTGTGCGGACAATTACCGAATCTTGATTCGACATAGGTATACGGGTGCGTCATTTTGCTATGCTCGTCCGGGAATTGCGCTTTTATCTTCACATCCTCTTTCCACTGTGGCATTCTGATATAACCGGCTTTCTTTTCCTGAAGCATGTAGTAGGCGAGGGGATAAGGAAGCGCATTGCAGGACATGTATTTCTTTTTTTCAAAATCAGATTGGCTGATCCACCCCATGTGCCCGGATTCATCTTTGATAAGGTAGCCTTCTTCCAGCGAATCCTCTTCTTTTCCAAGCATCTTTTTCATAAACTCTTTCTTGGTCATTTTCTCGGCCTCGATACATTCTACTCTTACAAATTTTTCCATTGTTATGTAAATTATAAAATTTTGATTGACTGACTGGGAATGAACCATTCATCTTCTTCTTGAAACGGTTCTGTAAATTCTACAATGTATCCCGGATTCTTTCTTTGCGATTGGTCAAGCGATTCGATGATACGCCCCATTCGACCAATCAATTCTTCCAGTTTTAATTCCCTTAATTCTTTTGAATCAACAATTTCAATTATCTGATTAATCATCGGTTTGTTTATTTAACGTATAGAAGTTCAAACTCATCCTTTCTCCTTTGTCTGATAGAGGGAATCACTTTATTTTTATATCTGCAAAATGAAACGTATTCTTTATAGAAATCCCTGTTTCCGCTTCTTATTTTTCGTATGAGCTGACTGGCCGGTTTTTCTTTGTATCCTAAGATATTATACTCTCCGACATTATAAGCCAACACTCCAAGTAAAAGAGAATCCTTTCCATATTTTCTGAACACGCTGCATTTTTGTAGTAGGTCTTTTCTTAGAAGAGAATCAGCAAACTCTTCAGAAATATCGTGATTGAAAGTGTCACTTTTCAATAATCTGTGACCGTATCCGACATAGTATTTGTGTCGCCGGTCATGCCATCCTTCTTTTTGCTTAATCAGTTCTACCGCCATGTCAAATTTGGAAATTTTGTTTTCCGTTTTATGTTTTGGAATAGAAGCGGTACTGTTACAATCCGGCTCTACTGTAATAGAAAAGAAGAACAGGGTCAAAATAAAAACTTTTATCTTCAATATATTATCGGTTTTGGTTATAATTTACTCTGTATATTATCGCATATTTAGTTTGTTATTTTACGGGTTAATTTTTATTATAAACACTCGACAAAAATAACAATAAAAAAAAGAACCACAAAGCAAATGCGGTTCTTTTTGGCGGCTTATCGGGAATTTTTCAAGATTTCCTTAATATCCCTTCTCATCTCTTTTAAATCGTCCTGCATGGACGTAAACTGTTGCATGGTAGCTTCAAATACGGTCTTATCCACCTTGATTGCATCAATCTTCTGATATTGGTCTTCCAGTTTGGATTCAATACGATCACACCTGTCTGCCAGTGAATCTATTCTGGCGGTATTATTGAGGTGTTGGACGTACATCGAAATCAGGAAAGAAGCGACAATCGTAAGGGATTTGATATTGTCGCTTATGAATGTTCTGATTTGTGGCATAGGTCATTCAAGCGTTAGAAGGACTGACAATGCTTTGGAAACGGATTCTATCAGCCTGACCGCCGCTTCCGAATCCCTCAGTCCGTATAATGCCAGAATGATTATGATGGCCATGTAAACATTTCTTTCCGTCCGTTTAGCTTTCGTGCCTTTCTTCTTCTCCATTGTTTTCTTTCTGAGGAACTATAACATTAAAGATGATACCATTATCGCCACCTCCTTCGATCTTCAGTTTTGCTTCCTGGGCGTGTTTGATCGGGTACAGATCCATCAGTGCTTTTGCCGCATTGACTGCCACGGCCCGAAGTGGAGCCGGGGACAAGTCCATTCCCCATTTGTCCTTGTATTTGGCGGTGGAAGTTTCTTCCATCACCGCTTTGAGAGTTTCGGTAACTTGTAACTTTACAGCGATAGCCTCCGTATCGGTTTGCTGTTGTTCACTTAATTTCTTGATACGTTCCGAGATATGAGGTTTGCCAAGCAGCCGCCTGCTTTTTAGACTGACACCTGAACCGGAATCCTGAAATGCTTCCCTATAGCATTTACAGTGCTGTCCTGCAAATTCCCTCCCACCGTTTATATACAGGTCGCAGAACAGGCTTTCCGCTTTCGTCAGTCCCAGTTCGTTCTTTAGCATCTCGGACGCAGATACCTTATTTTCCTTTTTCATAGAATTGATATTATTAAAGCCCAACATAGAACAGGTTGTGTCATGTCGGGCTTTTATTAAGAATAGGGTGTTTGTTATGTATCGGTTTGTTCTTTTCCACTGGTCACAGCTGCCATCTGTTCTTTCGCTATATCGGGTTTCAGGGAGATGAGTTGCTCCATCAGTGCTTGGTAAAAGACATCGGCCAAAGCATCGGCACAGGCTTCCGCATCTGCCAGCGAGTTGATAAGACGCATATTGAAAGACACATCCAGATCGTATCCGGTAATAGCCGCCATCATCTCGTTTCCGTCATATCCGAGAACCCCGTATCTCATCCTTTCGTCTTTTCTGAACGATACGGTTTCATTTTCTTCCGTCATACATTTAGATTTTAAAGTGTGTTCTTGATTTTTCCTTTTTCTGAAGTCCTGCACCCGTAGATGATCCGTCTGAATTTCTCAGTCGGTTGGAACAGACGATTGCCACGTTAAGAGTAGCGGTAACATCCGCATCCGCATCATGGGCATCGTCCAATTCGATACCGAGTCGTTCTGCCAGCAGTTCCAGTTTGTACGATGTCACTTCCGGATCACCGGCAAATGTGAGCTTGCCTAAGTCTATCGTGTCTACATAATGAGGCTGGAAGTTCCCCCAAAAGTCAGTGATTCCGGCAAAAACCTTGGCAAATTCCTTCAGTTTGCCTCCATAGGCCATAAGTTGCTGAAGGAAACCGCAGTCAAAAACAATGTTCTGCCCGATAAGAAACGGCTTTGCGGTCTTTGATTTGGAAAGGGTGTTTCTTGTGGCGAAATCAATCACGTCACTTGCCACCTGTTCGACATCAACTCCTTTTTCATACAACATATCCATTGAAATATCCGAGTAGGTAAGAGCTGCTTCCTCATATTTCATCAGTTGCCCTTCCTCTTCCTCAATTTCCCTTTTGTTTTTCAGAACCTTCTTTCGTGTCTTGCCCAAAATATCGCTCTTGTGTTTATAGGGGTAGATATAATTCATGTAAGTGTCTATAACCTCCCATGTATCGAGCCGTACCGCTTTCATTGCGATCTGGGTACAAGCTCCGTTTTGTGGGTCTAAATCTCCGGTTTCAAAATCGAGTACAATCCCGACAAAAACGGTCGGTTCGCTTTTTGGTGCTGCCATAATTAAAGTTTTGGTTTATAATTTATTGATTTCACTTAATATTTTATTCTCAAATTCTTCTATTGTCCCATCATTGATGATGATACAATCATAAAAACTATCGTTTATGTGAATACGTCTTTTGTCCCTCGCTAATCTGTCCGGCTCGATCCCTCTTTTAATGAGCGTTTCTTCCGAGCATTTCACTGCGACAGGGACAATGAGGTATCTGTTCCCGAAATCCTTGACAAGACATTCCAGTCCTGCCTCGTCAATTACATAGGTGCAAATTCCACCTTTAGGAACCTGGCTGTGGAGAGCGAAATACTGTTCACCTCCGAATACCGTGTATGCCAGCATATCGTCCCCTTCCGGCACTTGTTCGCTTCCAATAAAGAAATGTTCCACGCCATCGGTTTCACCGGGTCTTTTACGTCTGGTCGTGTATGACACGATAGTCGGAATATTCATTTTCTTTCTAAGGAACTCGGCCATATAGGTTTTACCGCTTCCCGATCTTCCAACGATGGCAATAATTACAGGTTTCATTCAGTTTCTCTTTCTATAAGCATGTTGTTTAATTTTATATGGTTAGTAATTCACTTGATTACAATTCTCAGACATTGAACAGCATGGAAGACTTGTATGTCTGCAAGCAATGACAACCGGAATAGTCGCTGTATTTAATTATAGCTGACACGATAATCATTTTGTTCTTTGACTGAATAATTTTATCACGGTTCGCCTTGTAGAAATCATCCCACATCACCAGTTCGATAATATCGTTATTCTGTTGCAGTTTCAGTTTGCAGAAAGTTTTCTTCTCGCCTGTTTTCTTGTCCTGATATTCCACTTCGTCATGTTCCAGAACGGTTGCGCATACGGCTATCCGTTTACCTTCGCTTTCTTTAAGAAAAGCATCCTTGATTGTCATATAGGAAGCTCTTCCCCTTATATGCTGCTTGGCTTCCGAATTGTCATATATTCTCCTGTAATCAACGGAACCGATACCTGATACCTCGATCTGAAGCATTGACCAGAAATAGTGTTTGTCTGTCATGTCGGATGGGAAATCCTCTTCTTTCAGATCAAACCCCAATTCTTTGGCTGCTACACAAAGAATCCTGTGTCTTTCCGGAAGCGACTTGACGTTTTCAATCTTATCGAAGCATCCTGCCAGAATAAGATGTTTCACGTGCCGGGCATTTACTGGAACTTTTCTTGCTTCTTCCTCGTTATCGGGGTCATCCCAGTATTCGTACTTTTTAAGTTTGTACTTGAATATGCGGTGGATGAAATTCTCGATGGACGTAAACACCCCGTTCTTCTGACGCTCTTCCACTATATACTCAACGGTCTTGACACCTACCATTTTGATTCGTGTAAGCGACCAGAAAATCTCATCATTCTGGTAGTCGGTAAAGAATTGTATATCGGAAACGTTAATATCCGGATGCACGATTTTTGCCTTGCTGCATTGTTCCATTTCCGACATGAGAGAAGGTATTTCCTTGTCGTTTGCCCACTGGAGGGCGATGGTATAGAATGCTGAAGGATAGTTGGCCTTCAGCCATGCTCCACAATAGGCTGTTAATGCGTAGGCTGCTGCGTGGGAGCGGTTGAAGCTATACTTTCCTGCTGTTTCAATTTTGTGCCAAATGTCTTCTGCCTCATAATCCGGACATCCGTTTGCAACAGCCCCTTTGATAAAATCGTCTTTTAATGTAGCCATTAAGTCTGCCTTCTTTTTACCGATAGCCTTACGCAAATAGTCTGTTTTACCCAAATCAAATCCGGCTAAAGTATGAGCAACTAACATGAATTGTTCTTGGTAGCACATAATTCCGAAAGTATTTTTGGTTGCCTCATACGTTCCATAATTATATACCGGAGTCGCTTCATTGTGTTTATATCGCACATAATCGTCAGTCGCCCCGATTTCAAGCGTTGCCGGACGATATAAGGCATTGATAGCAATAAGGTCTTCAATATTATCAGGCTTTACTTCCATAATAAATTTTGTAATACCACGGGAAGCGAATTGGAAGACATTCTGGGTATATCCGTCTGAAAGGATTTTGTATGTTTTCGGATCGTTAAGTTCATTTTGAGTAATACTTTCAATGGAATAATGCTTGTTGTATTCTTTGTTTACAATATTGATAATGGAGCTTAGTTTTGACAATTCCTTGGTTGCCAATACGTCTTCTTTTAACAATCCAATTTCATCCGCTGCATATCCATCGAACTCCGATACCAATAGTCCATCCATTTTTCGTATAGGAAGGAAATCGAAACATTCCACGTCTTTTTCGTCATTTCTTGTTTCCGGAGTAACAATGATAGCTGAAGCATGAATGGATGAAGCCTTGGGTTGCCCCATCAATGTCCGAATGTCTTCAATGACCATAGGATAGTCTTGGATGAACTTGTTTACCTTTTTGTTTGTCGCAGCTACTTTGAACAGGTCTGTCCAGTCCATTTTGTCGTCTTCAAAGATTGCAGTGATATAGTTTACAATGGCGTGCGGAACCCTATGAACCCTCGCCACATCCTTTAAAATAGCCTTTAACTTCAAAGTGGTAAAGGTTCCGGCAGAGAATACACGTTGTTTACCATTGATATTATATCTCTCTTCCAAATACTCTTTCATTTCCTGTCTCCGGTCGGAAGCATAGTCTACATCTATATCCGGCTCACGGAAGGGCGGAATGACCGCCCCTCTTTAATCCCTTTCCGACAAAAAGATCAACGACTGACGTTGTCTCTTTGGCTTTCTTTAATTTTACGTTTAAAACTTTCATTTGTCAAGATTTGATGTATTATTGAATTTCGTTTAAAGTCCAGATTAAATCCTTATTGTCAAATATAATGTCGTCTTCAGGCTGTAATTCATCAGCATACACGGTCATTTCTTCATCATCACGTTTTACTCTGATTTCGGCATCCCTTGAAACCTTTAGTGTTTTGCCTTCCAGTTCTAATTCTACATAATCTTCACCGGAGAGAATATCTATGTCTTCTCCTATGATAGTGGTATTGTCATTCCATTGGAGTCCGCATCGTTCCGGTACTAAGAATCGGCTGAAGATCAAATCATATTTTAACGGGTCAATAGAAATAATGCCAAGCAGATAAGATACTAAGGAGCCTCCTGCCGAGCCACGACCGATACCCGTAACGATTCCTCGTTTTCTTGCTTCGTTGACCATATCCCACTGTACAAGAAAATAATCCACATTGTTGGTGGATTCGATGATGTATATTTCTTCTTCAAGTCTTTTGCGATACCTCTCATGTTCTTCCACTGGTATTTTGGAAGTCAATCCTTCTTCCAATAATTCTAAAAACATGGTATGTCTGTCTCCATATTTATTTATTTCATCCGGGAGCATGATGTATTCCGGCATGAACATTTTTCCTGTCTCAAACCGTGCCGTAGCTTTCTCCGCTATTTCCACGGTCGGCTGGCACATAAGTTCCAAGAGGGCTTCCGCATCCCATTTCTCAGAATCAAATATAGATTGAAACATTGCCAAATGCTCGTCTATATCCTTGAAATACTGGTCGTCACTCTGGTTGTGAGCCGCCTTTGTTGCAATCTTGTTCAGAATAATCTTGTTCTTCGCATCGTCCTTATCAAGATAGTAGTTGTCACAGATAAGAATCGGCTCCACCTCAAATATTCCCTCGTCCTCCAAGAAAAAGTTATCGAAATAGAACTTGGTGGCATTAAGAATTTCAATATCAATTCTCTCTGCCTTGTATTCGCTTAGATCAACCTGATAGAACATCATATCAAATGTTCTTTCCAGTTCTTTTACGACATTCATGTTCTTTTTCATCCAGTACGAAGAAAGTTTACCGAATACCAATACGTTTCCTTCGCCGTGAGTCAAAAGCTGGGAAAGCGTCAGTACGTTCTCTTCTGAATCCACCATGATTTCCTTTTGAATGCGAAGAAGATTGCGAAGCCCTTTTTGCGATAGGGAATATACCTTCATATCCACTTTCTCATCATAGAACTGTAGAGTGAACGAATAGCCGAATACGTGTTTTATCCCGGCCTTGTCACATTCCTTTTGTAGATTGAAGGTTGCCGCCATCGTATTGCGATCACAGATTCCGATAGCCGTATGACCGAGATATTTGGCTTTCTTGACCCATAAACCCAAATCCCCTGAGCCGTTCAATAATTCATAAGGGGTATGCACTCCCAGGTTGACAAAGGGAATATCGGTCTTTACAGCCTGTCGTTTGCCTATATATTTCAATATGTTGAATTTGAACTCTTCCCTCAAATCATAATAATACCAGTTGTCACCGAACTTGAATGCGACATAATAGATGTCTTCTTCCATCAGAACTGAAGGATCTTCCATGAGATTGAAGGACACTTCATCATCCTTTACCTTAAAGATGGATTTTACACCGCTAAGGTCGGCCAAAAACATTTTGCCGAAGTCCTCGATCTCTATGACTTCGTTGTCTATCATTTTAAATGATATTTTATTGGCATCAAGCCACTCTGTTAATTCTTCCATTGGTTAAAGTGTATTTAATTTAAATTCAATAGGGGAGAGCAAGTTCTGAGAGAAGGTATCGTAGATTTCCCAAAACGACATTTCATCCCAGTCTTTCCCATTCTCTGCGTCAATTTTGGCAATGAATACGTTGAAATATTCATTAAGGGTGCTCGCTGCCTTATTTATAGCTTCCGTTGCATCCGAGTCATACCCAAGCACAACGGTTTTCACTCCTTTGCATTGCAGCTTGTATATCTGTATCTGGGAAATCTTCTTTCCGAAAGTCGCTACAACGGCTACGTGAGGGTTGTCATACAACTCCAGTTTCCGTGTCAGGGCAATGACATCGAAGATTCCTTCCACTATGATAACCGTGTCGGTCTCATCTTCAATGACCGCATCGTAGTTGTACAGGAGTTTCACAAAATCGTTTTCTATCGAGTTCCTGTAGCGCAGAATCCTGTATTCCCCGTTAATCTTTGCCTTGCAGTTATGCCGGTCTATCTCGTCCTTTGACCAGATATGACGGGAAACATAGCCAACGGTATCGCCATCGTCAATGATCGGGAATATCACATAGTCGTTGAACTTGAAATTCAGTCCTCTTGTCGTACCGACCGGAAAATACTCATAATCATCAAAAGTAAAGCCTCTGGATTTCAAGTACGAATTGGTATAACAACGCTTGTAACATTCCGGGAGTTCTATGATGCTTAATGAATCATCAATCTCTTTCTCGCCATCAATGCGGAAAAGGAGCTGGACATCCAGTTTTGCTTCCAGATCGGCAGTAGGAGAGACCATCAGATCCGGCCTTCCGATTGTTTCCAACAGTCCTTCCAGCGTTGTCGTGGAAAAGCCGCAACTGAAACAATGTGACATAAACGGCTTTTTCCGTTCCGTTTCTTTGCCTACATAAATTCCGAACTTATTCTCTTTTCCACAATGGGGACATTTTGGTACAATAAGATTCTTATGGCTTCCATCGAATTTTGCTCCCAGTTCCAGACTTATTTCCTTGATGAGATAATCTTTCTCTGCTTTGGTTAAATCCATGTATACAGTCTTGGTTAAATATTTTAGCTTAATCGGCTATATTGTAGTCACGTAAATTGGTGCAAAAATATTATATTAATTGGTACAAAACAAGAAAATGCCTATAACATTCTTCAGTTATAGACATTTTTACCTCTTTATGAGGCAGACCGGGCCTTCAAGCTCATGGTTCTTCTTGCATCATAGAACACTTCGTTTGCATAGTCAGTGGCAATCTTGAACGTGTCTCCTTTGCTAAAGAATCGGGACTTTGCGATATGCAGACGCATCGTATCCTCTTTTCTTTCCGCTTCGGATTGGTTCAGCGTAATCAGATGGGTAAGTGGTCTGGAAAGCCCCTTTGCTTCAGAACAGTTGTATTCGGTCAGAACATTTTTCTCATCGTTGAGCCAATCCCTGTTCTCGATGGTCGCCTGATAGGTAACGACCATCCAGACATTCTCATCGTTGGCCAAGTCTTTCAAATCGTTTGCCACTGCGATACGTTTGGCACGTTCATGGTCAGCTCCCCAGTTTCTTCCGCTTGAATCGGTAAGCAAGTCCATCGAATCCACAATCACGATGTCGGGATTGTGACCATGTATCTTACGATATTCGGCAATACCGCTCTGAATATCGACGGTTGATACGTTGTTATTGAATCTGGGAAAGGCTCTTACAATAATACTTCCGGTATAGGCTTTCATCTGTTCCTCAAAAATCCTCATTTCCGTATCTGAGATTTTTCCTTTCTCAAAAAGAAACGAGTTCTTGCATATTAAAGCTCCGGAATAAGCATCTACCACTTCTTCCTCAGAACCCTCCAACTGAAAATGAAGCACGTTCAATCCATCATCCACCATAGCCCTTACTCCGACATGGCGTGCGATATGCGACTTTCCCACACCCGTACTGGCAAGGAAACAGGTAAGCTGTCCTCTGAGATTTCTTCCATCGTTCAGTTCGTCTATATCGTCAATGAAGAAACGTGTCACCTGTGCAAGCCGTGAGTTCTTGTTCTCATTCTCCCTTTGTCGGTTCTGTAGGAAACGCTGGGTGAATGTCTTGGTAATATCCACGAACTGACTTGCTTTTAGTGTGAACTGACCGAGCCATTCCGCATATTCCATCAGTTTGTTCTGAGCCTTTTCCTGTTCGTTCTGATTGTATAGCTTTCCAACTTCCACATAAACGGCCTGTAGCCGGACGCTTTTGATGTATGATTCCAGCATATCCAACACGGAATCCACTTTTCTGACACCTTCATAGTCCTGAAACGTATTAATCAGTTCCGTGGCATCGTAGTCTCCGGCAAAGGCTTGCAACAAGACCGGGTAGGAAGGCGGTGTCTTGTAGGTTTCATAATGCTTGGCTATGACCTTGTTTATCGCTTGAAAGTATTTATCCGGCAGATATTCTTTTTTCATGTTTTGCACTACTGCGGCACATACGTTGTCATACTTCATTACGCAATAGTATAGCTCAAAGAGGAAATCTAAACTTAAAGGGTTGGATTTATTTGGTTTCAT